ACTTAATAAGCCTTATATCATTGAAGAGATAAACTATAGACTTGAAAAGGCAAAAGATGAGAGCATAGCCGACGCGACAGAGATAATGCAATATTTTACAGACGTAATGCGTGGCAAAGTAACAGACCAATTCGGGCTTGAAGCAAGCTTGTCAGAGCGCACTAAGGCGGCACAAGAACTCGCAAAGAGACAGATAGACATACCTCAGAAGTTGCAAGGCAATGAAGCACCTAAACTCACGATTACGGTTGATTGGGGCGAAGACGCAAGTGCTAACGTTGATGTAATGGGCGAAAGCGTAGATACTGCAAGCATACAGAAAGCATTTGATTGCAAGCCACAGATTAAAGATGAAGAGTAATGGATATTAAAGTTAATATACCACTTAGAGAATGCATAATACCTATGTATAGACCCGTGTTTCGTGACATCATGATGCACGGGCATACACATTATATAGGAGCAGGTGGAAGAGGTAGTACAAAGTCTTCATTCTATGGTGGCATAGCAGTGCCTATGCTAGTTGTTACAAACCCTGAAGTAAATGCTGTATGCTTTAGAAAAGTAGGAAATACTATACAAAATAGTATTTACAGTCAGGTAGTTTGGGGCATTGAAAAATTAGGGCTTACTAGTTTTTTCAAGATACCTAAGAATTATAGTAATCCTATTGTTTATATACCAACAGGACAAAAGATAATGTTCATGGGCATGGATGACCCGAACAAGGTAAAGTCAATTAAAGTAGAACACGGGTATATAGGCGTAACTTGGTGGGAAGAGCTTGACCAATTCGCAGGTGAAAATGAAATCCGTAAAGTTTTGCAGTCCACGATGAGAGGTGGCGATAAGTTTTGGAATTTCATGACTTTCAACCCACCTATCTCAAAGAACAATTGGGCTAATGAATATGCAGATGAAGTAAAAGAAAGACCTAGTACACTTGTAACACATAATACGTATTTAGATGTACCTGAGAATTGGCTAGGAGCGCAATTCTTTGATGAAGCGGATGAGCTTAAAGCAAGAAATGAGAGAGCATACGTACACGAGTATTTAGGACTTGCTATAGGTACAGGCGGAGATGTATTTCCTAATGTTGCTGAGTTTGATTGTATGACTCCCGTAGAGACACCACAAGGCATGAGACCTATGTGGGAGACATTTGATAACATTTATAATGGTATTGACTGGGGTTTTGCGAAAGACCCGTTTAGATATGTTAGATTGCATTTTGATTATAAAAAGTTAGATGTATATATTTTTAGGGAATACAGCACCACACACACAAGAAATGAAGTCGTATTCCACGAATTGTATGATGAGTTAAAATACCTTAAATATGACGAACCTGTTATTGCAGATAGCGCAGAACAGAAATCCGTAGCAGACTTTAAGGCATATGGAGCATTTATAAGACCTGCTGAAAAAGGACCAGAGAGCAGACGTTATGGTATAAAGTGGCTTCAAGGACTTAACCATATATACATAGACAGGCATTTTTGTCCTGCTTCTTGGTTTGAGTTCTCAAACTATGAGTACGAGCAAGATAGAGATGGAAATTTTATCAGCCAATATCCTGATGGTAATGACCATTCTATCGATGCAGTGAGGTATAGTTTGCAAAAATACTGGTCAAGAAAAGGAAATTAATTATCACTACTTGATATTCTTTACACTTCGTATTATACTATATGCAAGGAGGTTTGTCTATGGAATATCAAGAATTTAACGGTATTAGATTTTATCAAACAGAGCCAACAGATTATTTTAGACACACAGGGAACGGCAAGGTGATTTTAATGCACCGATATGTTTGGGAGTATTATAATTGCCCTATTCCTAAAGGGTATCATATTCATCATAAGGATGGGAATAAGGCAAACAATGATATTTCCAACCTTGAGTTGCTTAAAGGAACAGAGCATTGGAAATTACACGGTAAATTGCTCACAGATGAAGAGCGTGAGTGGAGAAGACAGAATGTTGTTACTAATGCTGTTCCTAAGGCAGTTGAGTGGCATAAGTCAGAAGAGGGCAAATTGTGGCATAAAGAGCAGTATCAGAAGACGAAAGAAGCTCTTCATAGGGTCGAGACTCATGTTTGTTTACATTGTGGTTGTGAGTATGAGGGTTCACCAAATTCCAAGTTTTGTTCTAATAGGTGTAAATCTGCATATAGGCGTGAGTCAGGTATAGATAAAATTGAGCGACATTGCGTTATATGTGGTAATATATTTACAACTGACATGTATCGTAATGCTGTTTGTTGCTCTCGTAGTTGTGGCGCAAAGTATCAGCATCAGAAGAGACGAGATGGTAATTGAGGTGTATTACTATGGGAAGTATTGGGAAAAGCTCTATTGCATTAGATAAGGTGTCTTATCAAGAAACACGAGAGTGGTTTAATGAGCACAGTAATTATGAAGAGTGGCTTGAAGATATAGCGGATAACGAGTACGACGAAACGATTTATAAATATACGGGAGATTATTATTCGGAGATTAACCATTATTTAAGAACTGGTGAGTTTCGCCCTGTGAGTAAGTGGGATGAACAAGATACCGCAGATAGAATGATTAGAGAGCTTGATTATGCTATATCTTCGTTTAATTTAAAAAGCCCAATTCAAGTTTATAGAGCAAGTGATACTTCAATGTTCGGTAATCCGAATATGTCGTATGAGCAATTAAGGTCTCTTATAGGTAAAAAGGTTGTGGATAAAGGTTATTTATCTGCTTCAACGTTAAAGTCATTGCCCGGTGAGCAGACTGTTGGTGGTAATGTTTCTTATGAAATTACAGTGTCAGGTGGTAAAGGAAATGGTGCTTTTATATCAAAATACTCAGAAAATCCACAAGAACGAGAAGTCTTGCTTAGACGAAATGGGGCATATATTGTTGATGATGTGAAAAGAGATAATAATGGTCACGTGACTATTCGTATGAGATTAACTAAATAAAAGTCAATACTGTATAGAGATAAGAGAGGAGAAGTTCTATGAAATCAAGTAAATCAGGCAAGAATAAAGAGCATAAAGTACATCCTAGAGATAGAGCTAAATTTGATAAGGTAAATGCACTTCGTAAGAAGGATGAAGGTGAGTGGATAACCGTTAACGGACAGCATATGTTTGTTGCTAAGGACAAGAAGAGGAAGTAATCATGCCTGTACATAGAACAAAAGACGGAGGCTATCAGTGGGGTAGCACAGGACGTGTATATTATGGCAAGGACGCTAAGAAGAAAGCAGAGTTGCAAGGCTATGCTATTGAGAAAAGCGGATATAAGGAGAAGGGCAAGAAGAAACATTGAAATTAGCACTTGACAAAACACAGTGTTAGGTGTACAGTAAAGATGTCGGAAGACAAGTTGAAAGATTTGAAAGAGGTGAACACATGGAATTTATTTATTCAGATGGCGGAAGGTCTAAGTATTTTAAGGCAGAGCATGTTGGAGATTGCTGTGTTAGAGCAATTTGCAATGCAACAGGCATGGACTATAAAGAAGTCTATGACGCATTAAACCGCCTTGCTAAAACAGAGAGAACAGGCAAACGCAAGAAGAAGGTGTCAAACGCCCGTGAGGGTGTTTATAAGAAGACTGCTGATAAGTATTTAAAGTCTTTAGGGTGGGAATGGAAGCCCACAATGGGCATAGGCACAGGTTGTACAGTGCACGTTAAAGCAGATGAGTTGCCTAGTGGTAATTTGGTGCTTAACTTGTCAAGACATTTTACATGTGTTAAGGATGGAGTGCTGTACGACACTTATGATTGCTCAAAAGACGGAACTAGATGTGTTTACGGATATTGGTATAACCCTAAAGAAGAGGTTTGGCGCACTATAGTAAATATGAGTAAATACGAGAATACCTCAATGAAGCCGTTGGCGGAATTTAGGAAAGAGATGTTAGCATACGCTCGTGAGTGCGTAGATTTAGAGGATGGCGAAACGCCTAATGCTTGGGTAAGTGCGTATATAAATGCACTTAAAGAAGATGGGAAGGTAATTACAGTAAACGGAAAGAAGTATGTGAAGGAGTAATAGTATGAATGAAGAGAGACC